GGCTACAAAGATAAAGGATATGTTTATGTATCACCATCATTTGGTAACATAAGTGGAACTGCAGTTCGTGATGGAATGTCAAAGGGTGATGAGTCTAAAAGAAAATCATTCTTCAAAAAAGTATATGGTAAGTTTGACCCAAAAATATTTAATCTTATATCAGGCAGATTATCAAAGTTAGAATCTGTAATGGAATCTTTCTTTCAATCAATTAATTTTAGAAGTTTGATTGAAGGTTCTTTATATGGTGCAGACGCGGGTGAACCTGATACTATTTATGTACCAGCTGGAAAAACAAGAGTATTAGGAACTCAGAAAAGTAGTCAAAAAGACGAACCTTGGATGGATTCAATGGGATATACTCAAATGCATTTTCCAACAGCAGATTCAATATATTCTAAAGACTCTAAAGGTACATCAGATGAAGCCGAATACTACGCAATCAAAAAAATAAAAAAGAATCCAGCGTTAAAAGAACCTGTACCAAGTGATGATTTTGTAACATCGGGTATTGGTGAAAAGGGTGAAGAGTTGCATAAAATAGATGAAGCGTCTGTCTTAAATTTAGGAAAAGGTGTAGTAGATGATGGACCAGGCGCATTTTATGGTGACATGAAAACTTTTAAATCTGAGATGGAAGAAGTAATTGGTAAACTTGGATGGAACATTGTCACATATCTTATGGACGAAGATGATATGGAATCATTTACAGATACCGAATATCCTAATGGGCCAGGTAGATATCCCGTTTCATTCTTTCCACAAGGTAAAGCAGGTCTTGACGCATTAGCAGTAAGATATGGTGATGACCTACAAGGACTACCAGCATACAGAAAGTGGGCAAATCATATCAAAGGTGTTGCATTACAATTAGGATATGAGTTCTTAAACTTCTTAGAACCAAAAGACCAAGATAATGTACTTTCAGATGAACCTAAGAAAGAAGAAGATACAACAGGTACATTAAAAGAATCTATTGAAAGATATGATTTAATAAATGAGGCAAAACAATTACTGAAGATACCATCTGATATTCAAAAAATTCACAAAGCATTTAAAAAGAATGGTAAGAAACTTTATGTAGTGGGTGGAGCAGTAAGAGACGCAATACTTGGTAAGTCACCAAAGGATTATGATTTAGCAACAGACGCAAAACCTGATGAAGTTCTAAAGATTGCAAAAGACACAGGAATGAAAACTGTTGAGGTTGGTAAATCATTCGGAGTTGTGATGGTTGGTGGACATGAGATTGCAACATTTAGAAAAGATATCGGTAAAGGTAGAAGACCATCGTCAGTTGATTATACAGATATAGAAGGTGATGTTAGAAGAAGAGATTTAACTATCAACGCATTATTCTATGATATTGATAAAAAAGAAATCGTAGATTTAGTTGGTGGTATAGCAGACCTTAAAAAGAAAAACATTAGAACAGTTGGTAAAGCATCAGAAAGATTTGACGAAGACCCACTTAGAAAATTAAGAGCATTAAGATTCCAAGCAAGTACAGGTGGTAAACTTGATAAAGAACTACATGACGCACTTCAAAGTGACCCATCACTAAAAGGTATAAGTGCTGAAAGAATCAGAGATGAGTTTGTTAAATCTATAAAGAAAGCAAAGAATCCTTCTAAGTATTTAGAGATGTGTGACAAACTTGGATTTACACAACAGATACTTCCAAATCTAAAAGTATCAAAACCATATCCAAATGATAANGATTANATTTTATTCTTATCATCAATATTNTCTAAAAACTCTCCCGTAGTATTATCAAAAGTATTAAACAAACTTACATACTCAAACGAAGAAAAAAACAATATAGTATTCTTAGTATCACTTCAGTCATTTAGACCTGATGATATTGTTGTGTATAAAAACGCACAAAATAAAACATCGTTATCAGATGACCAAATTAAAAAGTTTGGAAAGTTAATTGGTAAGGATATGGATAAATTTGTTAAATTCAATTTATCAGTTGGTGGTAAAGATGTACCTAAAGATATCAAAGGTCCACAAATAGGATTATGGATTAAGAACAAAGAAAAAGAAAACTTCTTAGGTGAAGGTTTAATNAAAGAAGGTGGAGCATATGGACACATGAACCATCCATTTGATTCTGATGTCAACTTAACATTTGGTCANTTNAAAGATATTGTNAATAGAGCATTAGATGGTACATTAGAAAATACAAGAGAAAAAACTGATGGTCAAGCTTTAGCAATTAGTTGGAGAGACAATAGATTAGTTGCNGCAAGAAATAAAGGACATCTNAAAAATAAAGGAGAGAACGCCTTGGATATACGAGGAGTTTCGGATAAGTTTCAAGGTAGAGGAGGATTGAGTGATGCATACAACTTTGCGATGAGAGATTTATCTAAGGCTATCTCTTCACTTTCTGAACCACAAAGAAAGAAGATTTTTAAAGATGGTGCTTGTTTTATGAACTTAGAGGTAATTTATCCAACTTCAGTAAATGTAATTCCTTATGGNCAAGCTTTACTTATTTTNCANGGTACTATGGAGTATGATGAAGATGGTAAAGCAATAGGTGAGAATCAAGGAGCAGCAAGAATATTAGCTGGTATGATTAAACAAGTCAATCAAAATGTTCAATCATCATATACTATTGAAGGACCACCAGTAGTAAAGTTACCTAAATCACAAGACCTTTCTAAAAAGAAATCTGTGTATAGTGGTAAAATAAAAAGATTACAAAAGAAATATAATCTAAAAGACACCGATGGTGTAGCAGAATACCATCAAGCTTTTTGGGAAAACTATGTAGATAAAAAATCACCAACCACATTAGATAATAAAACTAAAATGGGATTGGTAAAAAGATGGGCTTTCTTTGATAAGAAATTTAGATTAGATAAAAACAATATTAATGATGCTAAAACTTTAGAATGGGCAAAGAAAACTGATAAAGAAAAACATAGTAAAATAGCTAAAGACAATATTAGACCATTCGAAGATATTTTCTTAGGTTTAGGTGCGGAAGTGTTACAATTTGTAAGTTCAGCCATGACAGTCAATCCTGACAAAGCTATTAGAGATATGAAAAAGAAATTGGATAAAACAATCAAAGATGTAAAAAAATCTGGTGATGAAAAGAAAATCCAAAAACTAAAATTAGAACTTCAAAGATTAAACTCTATCGGAGGTGCTAAAAAGATAGTACCAAATGAAGGTATTGTATTTACCTACAATGGAAAGACCTTTAAACTTACAGGTACTTTTGCACCACTAAATCAAATATTAGGTATATTTTTCTAAAAATTGTCGTTTTTACAATTTAGTTATATTTATATATACATATATAATATGTTAAAATAGTATGGCAAAAGAATTCAAAAGAAAATTCATGCATCCAACTCGTAGAAAGTTGGCTGATATGGTCAAGACTGGTGAGTATGAAAAAANCCAATCTGTTGGTTGGGAAGNTAAAAAAACTGATAGAAAGGTTGGTGATGTTTGGGAAGATGAACATTACAGATATGAAAAGAAAGATGGATATACTTTAAAGACTGGTAAGAATTCGGAAGTATTCGAAAATATAAGAAAGTATCTTCAAGAACAAAACCAATGTAAAAATACTGATTGTGACCATGTTGGTGAATTTGGACCAAACAATAAAAAACTTATTCGTAAAACAGGATTTTGTATTTCTTGTAATAAAAAAATGGAAAGAGAGTTAAGAATCAATGGTGTCTACGAAGATTATGCAAAATATAAAATGTTTTCAAATGCAATAGCTGATGGACTTTTACGATTGGATTCTATAGAAGAAGAAATAAAAGATTTAAAACAAGAATATCATCAATATGATGAAGATGGTAAAATTACAGAAACATATACTCTTCCAAGACCTGTCGATGAGATGAAAAAAGAAATGANAGAATTCGTTNATAAAAGTAAAAAAGAGTTGGAAGAAATTAAAGAAAAAAGACAAGAATGTTTCGACAGAATAAAAGATAAAAATTATGAACATATTCTTTAGTATATTACGAAAGTATTTCAAGGAAATACTAATTGTAGGATTAATAGTCGTTATACTATTAATGAGAGCTTGTAGTGGAGATTCATCCATAGACCCTAAAGACATAGTAACTGTAGATGGTAAAGATTACGAATTATTAGAACAAAAGATAGATACAGTATTTGTTGAAAAAGTAATAGAAGTACCAAAGTATGTTCCAAAATATATTACAAAAGTAGAGACTNTTGAAGTTGAAGTACCAGCTGATGTTGACTCTCTTAAAGTAGTTGAAGATTACTATGCAAAATACATTGTAAAAGATACTTTAAATCTAACATATGATTTTGGACCAGAAATAACAATTGATTCATTGGGAACAAAACCAAACCCCTCTCTTGGATTTGGATTCCTCACAGACACAATATCCCAAAACAGAATCATTAGTAGGAAAATAGAATGGAACTTTCAGATTCCTACAATTTACAATACAAAAATAGTCAAGGAGTTACCTAANAGAGAATTATATTACGGAATAGGTGCTGGTTTCAATAAGACTGATTTTATTGGTAGTGCTAAGTTTGGATTATTATACAAGGACAAAAAAGATAAAGTTTTTGGNATTGATTTAGGTGTAATNAATGCAAACAATAATGTCACTCCATATATCGGTGGTTCNTTGTATTGGAAATTATCATTTAAGAAAAAATAATGGCTAAACAATCCTTAAAGGATATTATTAAGATTGAATATCAGAAGTGTGCACAAGACCCAATACACTTTATGAAAAAGTATTGCTATATTCAACATCCAGTNAGAGGTAAGATACCTTTTCATTTATTTAATTTTCAAGAAAGAACTTTAACTGAGTTTGATAAAGAAAGGTATAACATTGTACTNAANTCAAGACAAACTGGTATATCTACTTTNGTTGCCGGTTTTTCACTTTGGAAAATGTTGTTTAATTCTGATTTTAATATTTTGATTATTGCAACAAAACAAGAAGTAGCAAAAAACTTAGTAACCAAGGTAAGATATATGAATGATAACCTTCCTACTTGGTTAAAACAAACCGCAATAGAAGATAACAAACTATCTTTAAGATATTCAAATGGTTCACAAATTAAAGCTACATCGGCTGCGGGTGATGCTGGTCGTTCTGAAGCACTATCGTTATTAGTATTTGATGAGGCAGCTTTTATTGACAAGATTGAAGATATATGGATATCATCACAATCAACATTATCAACTGGTGGTAGTGCAATTATACTTTCTACTCCAAATGGAGTTGGTAATTTTTTTCATAAGACATGGGTAGGAGCTGAGGAGGAAAATAATGGATTCAATACTATTAGACTACATTGGAGTGTTCATCCTGAAAGAGACCAAACTTGGAGAGATGAACAAGAAAAACTATTAGGACCAAAAGGAGCAGCACAAGAATGTGATTGTGACTTTGTTTCATCAGGTGATACAGTGATTGACCCACAACTATTAATGTTCTTCAAAGAAAGTTATGTTCAAGAACCTTTAGAAAAAACAGGCTTTGATGGAAACTTATGGAAATGGGAATATCCTGATTATAATAAAAGTTACATGGTAGTGGCCGATGTTGCGAGAGGAGACTCTTCAGATTTTTCAGCTTGTCATGTATTTGATGTTGAAGGAGCCTCACAAGTAGCTGAATATAAAGGTAAATTAGATACAAAAGACTTCGGAAACTTTTTAGTTGCATTAGCTACTGAATATAATAATGCATTATTAGTAGTTGAGAATGCAAACATTGGTTGGGCAGTAATCCAACAAATAATTGATAGAGATTATAAGAATTTATTCTATATGAGTAAGGATTTAAAATATGTAGATGTAGAACATCAAATGACTAACAAGTATAGAAGAGAAGAAAGAGGAATGGTAGCTGGTTTTAGTACTACTTCAAAAACAAGACCGTTGATTATATCTAAGTTAGATGATTACTTTAGAGAAAAGTCGTGTATGGTTAGGTCATCACGATTAATTGATGAATTGTTTACATTTATTTGGACAGGTAATAGAGCTGAAGCTATGAAAGGTTATAATGATGATTTAACTATGTCATTTGCAATAGGACTTTGGGTAAGAGATACCGCTTTGAGACTTAGACAAGAAGGTATTGATTTAACCAAAAGAGCATTAGGTGGTATTGGTTCACAAACACACTCTGGTATTTATGGTGGGAACGACTTAGGTCCACACGGTAACCCTTGGACACAAAGAGTTGGTGATACCGATGAGGATTTGACTTGGTTAATTAGGTAATAATCAAAAATTATATATTTATAGTGTAAGGAGTTAAATTATGGACAATATTACTAAAGCATTATATTCAAATCACATTAACATCATCAGAAATGAATCTGAAGAGATAGAAGAGTACGATGTTGTAAACGAACAAGACATTACAGAACTTATAGAATTTTTAAAACATTACAAACCTGATGTAAACGAAGCTGAATACCAAGGTAGAAAAGTTAAATTAGGTAAACCAACAAGAGGTGATGTAAAAAAATTCAAAGTTTATGTAAAAAATCCAAAAGGAAATGTTGTAAAAGTAAATTTTGGTCACAAAGGCAAGGGTGGTGAAAAGACTATGAGAATTAAAAAGTCAGACCCTGCAAGAAGAAAATCATTCAGAGCAAGACACAATTGTGATAATCCTGGTCCAAGACATAAGGCAAGATATTGGTCTTGTAGAAAGTGGTAATATGATACCTAAACTTAAAGATTTGATAACAGAAGCACAACTATCCAAACTTCAGATA